GAAAAGATGGACGCGGAGCAAAGAAGTTGAGTGGGAAGAGCTTTGCAAGCAGTTTCGAGGAAATAAAAAGAAAATAAGCGAAAAATAGAAAGGAGCCAGCCTCCGGCCGGGGCAAGGGTATACCGGGCTTCTGAAAAAATGGAAAATTTGATTATAGATTGCTTCGCCGGAGGAGGTGGAGCAAGCGTAGGAATAGAAATGGCACTTGGAAGACAAGTAGATATTGCAATCAATCACGATCCGGATGCAATTTTGATGCACAAGACAAACCATCCGAAAACATTGCATCTCACAGAAGATATCTTCAGGGTAGATTTGAAGAAATATGTGAAAGGAAAGCGAGTTGCTTTGATGTGGGCGAGTCCTGATTGCACCAGCCACAGTAAGGCGAAAGGTGGGAAGCCGAGGGAAAAAGGGCTTCGGATTTTGCCTTGGGCGGTATACAAGCACGCAAAAGCAATTCTTCCCGATGTGATTATCATGGAAAACGTGGAAGAGATCCAGCAATGGGGACCGCTGGATGAAAACGGGCATCCGATTAAGGAACGGCGTGGGGAAGATTATAAGAAGTTCATTGCGGCAATGAAGAGTCTCGGGTATATATTCGACTGCCGGGAGCTTATTGCGGCAGACTATGGCGCGCCAACCACAAGAAAGCGCTGGTATGCAATATTTCGAAGAGACGGAAAAGACATCGTGTGGCCAGAAAAGACGAATTTTAAATCCAGAGATCCGAAATGGCAGGAATGCGGGGCGTATATCGATTGGTCTGATTTAGGGAAAACGATATTTGATAGACCAAAACCGTTGGCAGATGCAACGATGAAAAGGATTGCAAATGGAATCAGAAAATATGTAATAGACAATCCATCTCCCTATATCGTGAGAAATAAAGATGCTGTTGCATTTATGATTCAGTACCACGGAGAAACAAAAATTGGAGAATCAAGAGGACAGTTGCTGACAGAACCAATTAAAACAATCGACACATCAAACAGGTACGGCCTGGTGACAGCTTTTGTTACAAAATTTTATAAAAGTGGAATCGGACAGGGATGCAACGAACCTTTACACACAATCACAACATCACCTGGACATTTTGGATTGATATCTGCGTTTTTAATTAAGTATTACGGAACTGGCGGAGGACAAGAACTTTCAAATCCGCTTGCAACGATTACCACAAAAGATCGTTTCGGACTGGTAAATGTGATTCTGGATATCGAAGGCGAAAAGTATGTCATGAAGGATATTTTCCTGAGAATGTTAAAACCGGAAGAACTTAAATTAATGCAGGGATTTCCGGATGATTACATTATTGACAGGGATTACAAATACAGGAGATATCCGATCGCAAAACAAGTGGCTAGAATCGGAAACAGTGTAGTGCCAATTATGGCACAGAAACTGGTAGAAGCAAACTGCCCGTATTTAAAAATCGGGAATAGGGTGCCAAACATAGAAATATATGCGGATGAGCAGCAAATTAGGTTTGCGTAGTAGGAGGAATGACTAATGCCAAAAACAGAAGAAACACGCTTGCGAAAAGGCGACACGATCAAATGCGCTGATGCAGAGGATTGCGTGAGGACAATGAATGAGTTGGAATCTTGCTGTATAGAGACAGATTTTCTCTACGAAAAAGATGGAGAGAGTGGTTTATGGTTGAAAATAACGGGAGGAAAATTAGATGGATGAGAAGAAAGTTAGAGAAGCGATAGAAAGAATACACAAAATGCGAGATGCGTACAATGCAACATTGCGCTCACTTCCGCAGAAAACGAGAGAAAGAAGTGATTATAACAATTATGTCGATGCATTTCTAGTAGCAATCGAAGCACTAGAAAAGCAGTTGCCGAAGAGACCTAGGGAAAATGGAATGAGTGATGGCTTAATTAAGAAAACGAAATATTACACTTGTCAGACTTGCGGTAACTGTCTGTTGACAGAAATGATGAATGAAAGACAGAACACAAACTATTGTTGGGATTGCGGACAGAGATTAGATTGGAGTGAATAAATGGAAGAATTAAAGAAATGTCCATTTTGTGGTTCCAACAGAGGGTATTACCAGATTGAAAGAGTACATAGGGCGTTATTGTTTAATTTTGACGGTGAACCGATCGGAGGAACAGAAGATGTTACAGATTATGCAGGACGCAGGAAACAGTGTATCGATTGTGGCAAGATACTCCCGAGGAAACTGTTTGAGGAAGTGATGGAAAAGTAAATTATTATTCCAAATTTCAGAAGAGCATTTGGAAAAATATTTTGAACTGTTGGAGGTGGAGCGATGAACGCATTAGAGAAGATCGTGGAAGAAATCGAAAACATGAAAAATGATGCCTACGAAACGCTGAAAGAAGAAAGGAAAAGACATGGATTAAGCAAAACAGCAGAAGAGCTGGAAAGCTATATTTACGGGCTGACTTGTGCAGTAGATATTGTGGATAAGGAGAATGTGGAATGAACGTATTAGAGAAGATTTTGGAAGAGATAGACAATATGGAGAAAATATATGTTGATTGTAAGAGAGACAATTTTAACGATGGGTTTGAAAGATGTAAGAAAGAATGTTGTGAAATTATCCGTTCTCACATGGTAGAAAAAGAAAATGTGACAAGTGCTGAGATAATAAGAAATTTCATTGATGGAAAGCCATATTACTCCATTAAGTTCAAAGAAACAGGCAAAGACGATTATACGATTGGATATTCTTCGTACAATTTAGCATATGTTATTGAGTGGCTGAACGAATGTTTTGAGTTTTGTGGAAAAACTAAAGTGGCTAGTGACAATGGCGGTTGGATTCCAGTAAAGGAGAGGTTGCCGGAAGTCAAGAAGATGGTAAAAGTTACTGTACACTCATCCGAATGGATTGCAGACTATGATTCGGCTTGGGTTCCGGAAGAAGAAAAGACACACCATCCGGAAGAATACAATGTGTACGACGGATACATAGATAGAGTGGGTATGTGGAGATTTTACGACGAGGAAGGATCAGTCAATGCTTGCGACAAAGAATTTGGGACAAATAAGGGAATTGTGTACGATGTCGTGACAGCGTGGATGCCGAAAGAACAACCAGAGCCATACAAGGAGGTATAACATGGACATTTTAATCACAATCGCATTTCTGGCCCTGTACTACATCCTGGGGCTGGGAACTGTGATTACTTTAAAGACAGGATTGAAAGAGGATGTAAAACTAGAAGGTGCGGATTACCTGATGGCTGCGGGATTCCCGATACTGCTATTTGTGGTGTTTTTGGATTGGATAGCGCGAAAGATAGTGAGGTAGAAAATATGAGAAAATTTAACTGGGATGAATTTAAAAATAAATACAATAAGATTGTGGTGCATTGTAAGACCGAGGAAGAAGCAAAAGACTTCTGCAAGCAGATGCACAAACATAGGATGAAGTGGTGGAACGGAGAAAGTTATTTGGAAAATACAAATTATAATGCGCACCACGGAGGAACGTGTTATTACGGAAGTGGAGAATATTCGTCTCGTGATTTTGCAGAAAAGCACAATTATAAAATACTGGAATGGAGTGATTACATGCAGAAAGAATTTACAAAGTCAGATTTAAAAGACGGAATGGTGGTTGAACAGAGAAATGGGAATAGGTATCTTGTATTAGCTGGGATGGCCGTAAGAGAATGCGGACACAATAAAATCAGCAGATATACAAATAATTTGGAGTGGTACGGTACCAACAGAGGCGGGGATATCGTCAAGGTCTATAGAATTATCCATGAATCACCAGGAACCATAGAAGAAGCGTTCTGTGATCGCAACCTCGAACTCATCTGGGAGCGCAAAGAACCAAAGAAAATGACAGTGGAAGAAATGCGACAGAAGCTTGAAGAGCTAACAGGAGAGGAAATTGAGGTGATGCAGGAATGACAAGAGAGACTATGAAGCGCAGAAAGGAAACGGCAGGAGTCATCCGAAAGATAGATGCACATGATATGGCTAAGCATAAGCCAACAGAGAACGCTAAGAAATGGATGAAAAGAAAGGCATACTCAGTAGAGGACTGCTTAAGAAAATGGGGAGTAGATACGAAAGGGAGTGTTGCCAGTGGACAAGAAAACACTGA